ACATTTCAACTATTCCTAAAGTTGGCACAAGTTCTACTGCTATGACTGGTTCGATTCCAACTGCAAATCTTCCTTTTGGCGGCGCTACTTTGGGTGGCGGAACAACAGGCGGCGGCTCGACTGGCGGATCTACAGGTGGCGGAACTGGCGCGTCTGGAACGACTGGTGGCACAACAGTAATTCCAGTTGTTACAGGAACAATGCCTACTTTTCCTGATGGTTTAGGCGCTGGCGTTGGAATTACAGCTGGAAGCGGATTTAATCCATCGGGTTTTAGAGCTGCTGATGAAATTGGAAACGTCATAGTAAACGTAAATTCACCGAGCATCATTGACGAGGAAGGCTTTACGAGAGCAGTCATTCTTGCGCTCAATAACTCAACCAATCGCGGCACTACCGGTGCTGGCGACCTACGGACTAACGCGCAAATCCTATGACCGCTTGGACGCCAGTCTGGAGAGTAAGAGCTAACGGCGACACAGTAACCGGCGCAACTCTTGCCAATTTAACTATCACATCTGGTCGAACAGATATCAACTCGCCGACTCCTGCTGGCTATTGCTCTTTGCAGCTAATCAACACAAATAACACCGTTTACAACTTCGCCGTTAATACTTCCATACTTATTGAAGTTCAAGATTCCAACGCCGATTATGTGCCGCTATTTGGCGGCCGCATTTCAGATATTCGTCAAATCGTCACAAGCGTAGGATCAGAAGCCGCAGTCACAACAATCAACATCACAGCCACCGGAGCTTTAATCAGACTTCAACGGGCGACTTTTGATGGCAACCTAGCCGAAGGGTTAGACGGCGCACAAATACTCGATTTATTAGATGAATTGTTATTGGCTAATTGGAACGAACTTCCACCTGCCGAAACTTGGGCTACTTATGAACCAGCAACCGAAACTTGGGCTAACGCTGGCGATATTGGTCTTGGCACTATTGACGCTGGCGAATATACGATGGCAAGCCGACAGATTACGGATCAAGTTATCTCTAACGTTGCTAATCAAATAGCTTCCTCAGCTTTGGGCTATTTGTATGAGGATGCCAATGGCAATATCAACTACGCGGATGCGAGCCATCGACAGGATTATCTTGTCGCCAACGGATATACCGACCTTGATGCTGGTCACGCAATTGGCGCAGGAATCGGGATAGTTCAGCGGCAAGGTGACATAGCCAACAAAATTATCATCGACTATGGGAACAACTTCAACTCTCAATACATCGCCCAAGACACCAATTCACAAGCCACTTATGGGCTTTACGCCGAGCAGTTTTCAAGCTATCTTAAAAACACAGCGGACGTCGAGGATATGGGCGACAGGCTTATTCAGCTTCGCGCCTACCCTCGCTACCTTTTCCAATCCATAACGTTCCCCCTTCAAAACCCTGAAATTGACGACGCAGATCGAGATGCCCTGCTTAATATCTTTATGGGTCAACCCGTCCGTATTGTTAACCTTCCGCCGCAAATGCTTGGCGGCGAGTTCACGGGTTATGTAGAGGGATGGACGTTCAGGGCGTCGGTCGGTGGATTATCCCTGACTTTCAATGCTTCACCCACAGAGTTCTCGGCCGTCGCTCAACAATGGGCGCAGGTCAACGCAGCAGAAAGCTGGAATAGTGTGCTTAATACCTTAGAATGGCAGGACGCGATAGGAGTGATTAGTTAATGGCAACAACAACGAATTTCGGCTGGGAAACTCCGGACGATACAGATTTGGTCAAAGATGGCGCTCTTGCGATGCGCACATTGGGCAACGCCATTGACACTTCTTTGGTCGATCTCAAAGGCGGAACAACCGGACAGATTTTATCCAAGACCTCTAATACCGATATGGATTTCACTTGGATTACCAATGATGTCGGAGATATTACAGCCGTCACCGCTGGAACGGGATTAACTGGCGGGGGAACAAGCGGATCGGTAACTTTGACAAATGATATGGCGACGACCATTACCGCTTCGGGCGATATCGTCGTTGGAACTGGTTCAGGAACTTATGACAACCTACCAATCGGCACAACAGGTCAAGTTTTAACAGCTGACACAACCGTTTCGCCTTACAAAGTGAAATGGGCAGATGCAGCAGCTAGCGGCGGATTTACATTATTATCAACAACTACTTTAAGCGGATCGAATTCATATTCCTTTACCTCAATCAGTAGCAGCTATACTCATTTGTTACTTGTGGTTAATGGTGTTGCAGCTGCCACAAATGGCGCACAAATGAGAATCGACACTTCAAGCTCGACCGATATGGTTGCTAATACAATTAAGGGTATAAATACAACGGCGTCAGCTCAAGATTATGCAACTGATTCGACAATTACTCTGACAGATCCTATAGGAACATCTGGAGCTCAAACTCAAAACAAAGCAACGGGCTTTATTTGGTTTTATGGTTATAACAATAATCCAATTGCTTGGAACGCGCATTTTGTCGTTAATAAGGATGGGCCATCTCATTACAATACAGGCGGCACATTTTTGAATACTTGGAGCGGTTTTGTTTTATCTATGAGCTCGGGTAACTTTGACGGCGGAACAGCCAGATTGTATGGAGTGAAATAATGAGCGACAAATTGACAGTTACCGAAATCAACGTTAGCGACGATGTCCAAGAAATTCGCGAAATGAATGACGTTGAATGGGCTAAATATCTTGCTACTCAAGATGCTATAAAATTGGCAGCAGAGCAAAAAGAAAAAGATGCGGCAGCCAAAGCAGCATTACTAAATAAATTAGGGATTACCGAAGAAGAAGCGAGATTACTACTTGGCTAAGTTGTGCAAAGCTGGACAACAACTCAGAGAGCAGATAGACGATGATTATCCTGATCGCGATCGTAAGTCTGATGGTTGGGTGGCTGATGCTCGTCACGTTGCCAAAGGCACTTCTGACCACATACCAAAAGACGGAATCGTTAGAGCTTTAGATATAGACGCCAACCTCAACGCGCATCCTGAAGAAACTTATGCGTTGGTGGAAAAGATTCGTAAGTGTGCCAAGCGCGGAGATAAGCGCATTAAATACATTATTTACGACGGCAAAATTATGAGTCCGATATTGGGATGGAAGCGCCGCAAATATAAAGGCGCTAACCCTCACCGCTCGCACTTTCACATTAGCTTTACAACTTTGGGAGACAATGACGGCAAATGGTTCGACCTTGAAGGAGACAGAAATGAGCGACTTAAAGAAGATGGCGGAAAGCTGGGCAAAGACGTTCCTAGCAACAGCCCTAGCAACCTATCTCGCGGTGGGTTGGGATGTCGATGCGATTGCAAATGCGGCTCTAGTATCAGTCTTGCCTAGCATTATTAACTGGCTCAACCCTAACTACGAGCGTTACGGGCGAGTCCGGTAATGGACGCAAATACCATCGCTGGATTCGTAGCTTCGGTTCTCGGATCAATCGCCCTACTTATTGCTGGCCTTCGTTACATTATCAAATTAGAAAATATCCCCATAGTGTCGCGCCTTGATAAAATGGAGTCTCAGTTAGAATTAGCCCTATCGAAGAAGGTGGGGGCTAATGGCAACAAGAAAGCGCGTTAAGAAGCCGGTCAAGAAAACGGCTAAATCTCGCCGCACAGTTAAAGAGCTGCCTACCAAGCTTGATTTCTGGGCGATTGCTTGCAAAGAAATTTACGAGACTTGCCGCCGTAATGGAATGGATGAGGGCTTAGCTTTGGCCTTTGCTATGGATCGAAGCGCTTGGCCTGACTGGGTTATCGACCCACAAGATCCGATTAGAAAAATCGGGTGGGAAGATGGCGAGGAAGACGTCTAATTTACCTTCGCGAGGTTGAGCTATTCGAGGCTCTCAAGTCGGTTTATCCGGACTTGACGCCTTTATCAGCGACCGACCGAGCTGACGGCATTACCCACGACGCCTATATTGAGATGAAGTGCCGACGCACTCATTACCCAACACTTTTGATTGAGAAGAAGAAGTGGGATTACTTGGCCGATATAAGGGCTAGAACGGGCGCTAGGACGCTTTATATCAACTCCACCCCACAAGGGGTCTATCAGTTCGATTTAGGGGCTATAAACGAGCCTGATTGGCAATTAAAGGCCCTTCCTGACAAGACCGACTTCGCCAATAGCGGCAAGGTTGAGAAGCTCTGTGGCTTCCTAGATATACGACACTCCGAACTCTTACTTGTATAAATCCATTTAATTAAATACATTTATCCCACTAAATCCATTTTTAGGGTTTAGAAGGGAGCTACAAATGTCATATATGAGCAACTTAGCGA